AAAGTACAAATTTCAAATATAATTGGTTTTGGTAATGCTTTAAGTAAAGCACAATCAAATTTTAATCAAGCAGTAAGGGGTGCAAAAGAATTTAAAGCTGCTTCAAGACAATTAATTCAAGCGGAAAGAGAATATAATGCTGAATTACAAAAAAGACAGGCAATATTAGAAAGTATTAGAAGAGGGTCAAATTTTGCACAATTTAGTCGAGGTGCTTCGCAAATATCAGGGCCTACTGTATTTGATACTGCAACACAAAAATCAATAGATAGAAATAGAAGAAAACAAAATCGAAGGGCTGGAAGAAATCCTGTTCCTTTTGGTCCTCAACAATTTATTGGTCCGCTACCGATGCAAGGCCCTATGTATGGTCCAATGCAAGGTCCAATGCCAATGCAAGGCCCGTTGCCAATGCAAGGTCCTCTGCAAATGATGACAGTAAATAATAATCCAAGAATTTTAAGAAATCTTGAAGCAAGTCGAATGTCAAGAGAAGCATCTGGCTTTCGCATAAATCCAGGAACTCAGTATGACAGACCTATAGGACCTGCTTTTAGTGCTGTGATGAAATCACAGTTAAGACATCAAAAAAAAATTGATACGAATACAGGTAAAACTGCACAATTATTAAGTGCATCAAATAACAGGGCTATTTTTTCAAATCAAATTGCTGGTGGAACACAATATTCAACACCTATTGGTCCTTCAAGAGCACCTTTGTTAAATAGATTAGGTTTTGGTCAGGGTGCTAATCCAAGAGGACCTTTTGCAAATAGCAGAGGTAGAGCAGGAAGAATATCAGGATCTCTTTCTAGTGGTCTTATTGGTGGAGGTTTTCCATTACTTTTTGGTCAAGGTCCTTTAGCTGCTGCTGGTGGTGGTATTGGTGGTTTAGCTGGCGGTGCTTTAGGTGGAGGATTTGGTTTTGGATTATCTATTGCTGGTACTGCAATTGCTTCAAGAATACAAGAATCTATTGATTTTAGAAAATCTATTTCTGAATTAAACAAAGAAATGGAAAAAATGGGTATTAGTTCAAATATAAGTGCGAGAGCCGTAAGTCAATTAGGAAAATCTTTAGGTATTACAAAAGAAGAAGCAGTAGCAACCTTGCAAGAGTTTAAACGATTTGGCAATGATGCAGTATTGCTTGCTAAAAAGTTTGGCGGAGACTTTGCTAAATTTGATGCTTTAAGTTCAGCAAATACAGTTGAGTCTGCATTATCAGCTATAAGAAAAATTAATAAAGATCTGACATTAGAGGATGAGTTAAGATTTATATTATCAGTTCAAAGAAAAGGAGTAGAGGCAACTATAAATGACATAATTACAGATACTTTGGAAAAACAAAAAGAATTAGATACAGCAGGTTTTGGACAGGGAGTAGGTGGTAAAAGAAAAAGACCAGCAGTATTACAAAGTGAACGAGAACAATTAAAACAAATAAATACAGAAAATACTAAATTTATAGAAAAATTAACAAATATTAGAGATTTATATGACCAGATAAGAATTGCAAATGAAGAAAGTTCATATTCAATAGTTAAAGGTTTACAAGATGTAAATGCTGAAATAAGAAGATTAAATAGTGCACAGTTTCAAGTAATTGAATTATCTAAAACACTTGGTTCTGCTTTTTCAGAATCTTTCAAGGGAATAATAAAAGGAACAATGAGTGTTCAAGACGCATTTAGAAATATGTTTATGCGTATAGCAGATCATTTCTTGGATATGGCTGCACAAATGATGGCTGCACAAATATCAAGAGGATTTATGGGATTATTTGCTAATGCTTTTGGTGGAGGTAGCGATGTTTTTGCAGGTTTTAATCGAGGAGCAGCAGGTGGAGTTACGATGGATAGCTTTGCTAACGGTGGTAGACCTACTGTTGGTAGGGCTTCAATAGTAGGAGAAAGAGGTCCAGAACTTTTTGTTCCAGACAGAGCAGGTACTATAATTCCAAATCATGCTATGGCTAGTATGGGTGGTTCTACAAATATAGTTATAAACGTAGATGCTTCTGGAACAAATGTAGAAGGTGACGAAGATCAAGGTAAAGAGCTTGGTCGTCTTATCTCAGTTGCAGTACAATCTGAAATAATACAGCAACAAAGACCAGGAGGATTACTCGCATAATGGCTACCTTTCCTTCAATTAAACCTACTTATGGTCAACAAAAAAGATCAGCACCTAATACTAGAACAGTTCGTTTTGCAGATGGTTATGAACATAGAATTTTATTTGGTTTAGCTCAACATCAAAATCCAAAAATTTTTCAACTTACTTTTAATGTCTCAGAAACAGAATCAGATGAAATAGAAACATTTTTAGATGCTAGAGCAAATGATAGTGATAGCTTTACTTTTACCCCACCAGGAGAAAGTTCTTCTTCTTTGTTTGTTTGCGAAAATTGGACCAAATCAATACCATATAATAATAGAGCTACAATTCAAGCAACTTTTAGAGAAGTATTTGAACCAGCAGATTAATGTCAGTTAATTCTAAAGTATTTAGTAGTTTACAGGATATAAATCCATCAGCAATTATTGAGTTGTTTACGTTGCAGTTGTCCACGGCATTACATGGTGCTAATACTATTTATAGATTTCATGCTGGTAGTAATCTTGATGCAAACGGAAAAATAGTATGGGCTGGTAATGAGTATCTTAGATTTCCTGTACAGGCATCAGGTTTTGCTTTTCAAAAAGGACAGTTACCCAGACCTAGAATATCTATTAGTAATGCTACGGGATTAATTTCATCAATACTCTTATCTGTAAATGAAACTACAACTGGTAATGATTTAACAGGAGCTACTGTTACAAGGATTAGAACATTAGCTAAATTTATTGATGCTGTCAATTTTGAAGATGGAACAAATGCTACTGCCGATCCTAATGCAGAATTTCCACAAGAAAAATATTCAATAGATCGTAAAGCAACAGAAACTAGAGAAATTGTTGAGTTTGAACTTGCTGCACCAACAGATCTTGCTGGAGTTCGTATTCCAGGTCGGCAAGCTACTCGTTCAATCTTTCCTTCTATTGGTACGTTTGTTCAATGAGTTGGAAATATAAAGCTTTACTTCATGCACAACGAGAAGATCCAAAAGAATCTTGTGGACTTTTATTAAATGTAAAAGGTAAAGAAAGATATTACCCTTGTCGTAATCTTTCAATGACAGATCATCAATGTTTTATTATTGACCCAGAGGATTATATAAAGGCAGATAATACGGGAGAGATTGTTGGTGTTGTTCACAGTCACCCAATCACTCCACCAAATCCTAGTCAGGCAGATAAAATAAGCTGTGAAGATAGTAATTTACCATGGTATATTGTTAATCCAAAAACAGAACAGTGGTCGTATTTAGAGCCTTGTGGATATAAGCCACCTTTATTAGGTCGGCAATGGGTTTGGGGTATAACTGATTGTTGGAGTTTAGTGAGAGATTGGTATAAAGAAGAAAAAAATATTGAACTTAGAGATTGGGAAAGACCTGCAACACTAGAGGAATTTAATAATAAACCTTTATTCGAGGATTGTGCTTGGCGAACTAATTTTAGAGAACTTAGACCTGATGAAAAATTACAAGATGGAGATGTTTTATTAATGAGTATTTTGCATCCAACTTTAAATCATGTAGCATTATTTTTTGAAGGAGATGTTATTCATCATTTAACCGATAGACTATCTTGTAGAGAGCCTTACTCTGAATGGTTGTTAAAATGTACAGGAAAGAGGTATCGCTATGCTTCGTAAATTAAAGTTATATGGACAATTAGCAGAATTTATCGGGCATAAAGAGTTCGAGATAAAAGTTAATAGTGTTTCTCAGGCTGTAAGTTTTTTAATACATAATTTTCCAGAAGTAGAACGTTTTATGGGTCCTAAATATTATCAAGTAAAAGTTGGTAATTATGATATTGATAAGAATGAATTAGCATATCCTGTAGGAAGGGAAGATATACATTTTATTCCAGCTATTAGTGGTGCTGGTAGAGGTTTTGGAAAAATATTATTAGGTGCTGCTTTAATTGCTGGTGCTTTTATTGTTAATCCTGCTATATCTTTTAGTTTTAAAAGTGGTGTAACTGGATTTAGTACTTT